GCAGCGATAGTAGCAACATAACGCTGAGTGTTACGGTCAAGTGTATCCCACTTTTCACTTAACTCAAGGAATACTTCATCAAGGTTACGGAACTGTCCATTAACGTCCTTAAGTGATACGCCAACAGATTTTAACGCTTTATCAACCTTGTTATATTCAAGGTCATCAAATTCAGAATCAGTTGTACCAGCAATATTCTCCTTCAACTCTGTAAATCTTGCGATAATAGTCTTTAAAGATGTACCGATGTTTTCAGCAGATTCCTGTGTGGTTTCAATCATCTGTGCTAAGAATGAAGATGTATTCTCAAATGTCATACCAGCAGAGTTAGCGATTGATGCAGTTCTTGCCATAGCTTGTGCAATATCGTCAACTGTTGCCGCAGCGTGAGCAGCCAAGTCAGAGTAAACGTCAGCAACTCGTCCACCTTCGTCCATTTCCATCTTGAAACCACGGATAGCAGATGTCATTTCCTGAGTAGCTGTATTAAAGTCGTTACCTGCCAAAGTAGCAAGTTTCATAGTATCAGTTGTTAATGCTAATGCTTCAGCAGTATCAAGACCTTGCTGATAGAACAAAGCTGATGCCTGAATGATATCGTTAGTCTTTTGACCAAGTTGTGAAGCCATATCAGCATATTCTGAGTAAGAACTCCACATCTCATTAACGCCATACTTGGTAACCATCGCAATAGATGCGAATGATTTATCAAGTTCCTTAACATCTTCGTAAGTTTCTTTTACATTCTTCTTTATTAAATTGAAAATTGAAGTAGCACTGAGCAAGCTAAGAATACGCATCTGCATTCTATCGAAAGAAGCACTAGCATCTTCTGCCGCCCTTTCTGTGCTATAAATTGCTGCAGTACTATGGTTAAATGCAGACCTTGCACCTTCTGTTGTACTTGTAAGATTTGCGGTAGCAGTATTAAGGTTCTATTCAGCTAAAGTAGCTTCACGCTCAGCTTGTGCTCTTTGAGTCTCCTGCTGAGTTACTCTTGAGCTTGCAGCATGCATAGTGTCAAGTGAAGCAGTTGTAGAATCAATAAGAGCTTGAGAATCTGCACTGAAATTAACAGTACCGCCAGAAGTATCACCAATTGCGGCACGAGAACGTACTGCGGCTTCATACTTCTGAACATCGCCATTATTCTTTAAAAGAGTATCTCTCTTTTCAATAACGTTCTGTATCTTAGACTTAAGTTCATCCATGTCACTAACAAAGTGACTAAGTTCTTCTTCAGTATCAAAGACGCTATTACGAATACCATTATTCCAAACCTATGCGAAATCCTGACCATCTCTGATAGCGTCCTTAAACATTCTGTTAAGATGCTGAGTAAAGTCTTGAATATCTTTTCCAGTAAATCCATTTGCTCTCTGCCATTCAGAATTGATATTGCTTGCAGTAAGCATATTCTGACCAACAGTTGCCTTTAGACCAGCCTGTCTTGATGCATTGCTTGCAGAATTCTTTAAAGAAACCTCAATCTGCTGTCTTAACTTAAGCTCGTCCTCTAAGGCTTTCTTAACGTCCTGTTCTCCTCTAACTGCTTCAGCAAGTTGCTTAGATACATCTGCTGAAAAGCCAAGTTTCTGGAAGTTAGCTGCAAAAGCCTCTCTTAACTGAATAACTTTCTGTTTAGCTTCTTCTAACTTCTTTTCAAACTCTTTTACAGCAGAAGAAGGAAACGCCTTTTTGTCGCCTTTGATACGCTCTAACTCTTTACCGAGAGCACCGAGTGAAGAGAAGGTAGTATCTACACGTTTACGGTAGTTTTCAATCTCTCTTGAGCTTTCCTTACCAAAAGCACCCTCATTTTCGAGGTTCTTGAATTTTTCTTCAAGTCTATCAAGAGATTTGGTCAAGCCAGAAGTAATATTAGCTTTTGCGCCAGCCTGCTCCATAGCAGAAATCGCCGCACGATAATCACTAATAATACCAGAGACGTTTAAACCAATCTCAATATTTTTCGCCATTCAACTCACCTCTTTAAACCAATTCGCTTACTGAAACAGTAAGCTCATTTATTTTATATTTAACAGGTCTTTCAGACTTCATTAAATCATCAATAATAAGCTATGAACCATCAACCCAGTCTTTACTACTTCTACCATATTGTTTCTTATAATCCCAAGGTCTTGCATTGAGAACATCATAAAAACGATAGTCTTTATTGTTCTAAAGTTTTTTCAGAGCAACTCTGAAAATACAAGACGCAGGAATAAAGTGACCATTAGCAGAAACTAAATAATTTATAACATCTTGCTCTGCTGACGCAATACGGAAAAGATTAACAATATTCTTATCCATTAGTGCTGTCGCGGCATCTTCTATGTTCATATCAACGTTACCAAATTTATTAACAGTTTCCATAACAAGTTTTTGATTTGCTTGTATGAAAGCAAGAAGTTTAATTTCTTTCTCTGTAAGGTAACGTCTTAACTTAACATCATTCAATGCAAGACCTTCTTTCTGTCCTTTTGCAAGTGTAAAATGGTTATTATCATCCATATAGTTTTTAATGTTTAAACCAGTAGCAAAAACTTTGCCATTATAGTTGACCTGTACGTTATCAATAACTAAGTCTGAGAAGTACTGACCAGAGCTTTTTCCATTATAAAACTGCTGTTTAGCACCAGTCATAGTCTTAGTAATATCACCAAGTGTTGGGTTAATATAGTTAGCAAACTCACCAAGAATACCAGTAATTACTGCGTTGCTATCCAAACTTTTAATCTATCCCTCTTTCTCATATGTGCTCATCATTTTATCAAAAGCCTTTCTGAATACAGTATTATGATTTTTAAACATCTTTGCCGCGGCAGTAGCGGTATTCGATGTAAAATGAGCCTTACCATAACCAATCAATGTCAATTCAAAAGGACCTGCCTTTTTCGAGTCAATAAAATTACTTATTGCATCATAGAAAGCCTATTTTGCCCTTTCGGCTTCATTCTTACCAATAGCGGTTTTCTTTGCCTCTGTTCTCAAATTACCCTTACCTGTCGCGGCAGTGATAGTAAAGAAGATGACACCATTGTTTCTAACATTAACTTTACTTACTGTAATATCTGCTAAGGTCTTAGACTTAGAGAACTTATGCTCATTAAATGTAGCAACAAGGTCTTCACCCCATGCTTTCAAAGCATCGTGCATTTTAGCGTAAGTATCAACTCTTGGAACAGGATGTTTCTTTACATATCCACCAAAAGCTCCTTCGATTACTTTTCTAAAACCTTCTCCTGCGGCTTCAATCAATCCTTCTTGCATACCTTGAATAAATGCTTGACTGTCATTTGACATCAAAGCATTTATCATTTCATTTTCAACCTATTTAATGTTATTATCATATTCACTAAGTCTACCTTTATCTTGACCTTTTAACCAAAATTTTCTTGAAAATACAGAGCTAATTTCCTTGATATTTTTAATAGCATCATATAGCTCACGAGACTGTAAGAAACAATATAACGCTGAACGCTAATCTGAAGAAAAATCTATATTAGAAGATGGACTCGCAAATAATACACGAAGTGGCATACTCAATAGCGTATCCCATTTTTTAATCTGCGCACCAATATCTGTTTCTTTTGAATAGAACTCTTTATATCCTTCAGGTAAGTCGCCAGGATTTGTACCAGCTTTATATCTTCCTCTTTCAACAACGCGAACAAGCTTATAGTAAAGCTGTTCTTCCTAAGCATAATATTCATCAATTCTTTGCTAAAGGATATGTTCCAAATCTCCCATGGCTTGTGCTTTGCCATCGGCGTTTTGTTTAGTAGTACCAACAACTTTCCATATTTCTTGTCTAATACCTGCTCTCATTGCATTAACAGCCCTATCATCATATTGCTGAAAGGCTCTACCTTTGAAGTATTGATATTCACCCTCTTTACCAAAGATAGAGTCTCTCATATTATTATAATTGACTGTCTTTGCAGTTTTATTTGATTTACCTGCCATTTAGCATCACACGTATTCTCCCGTAAGCTCCTTATTCAAAAATATTAACTTGCAAACCGAATTCATTTCTGCCTTCTATCCTTCAAGAGGATATCCAGTAAAATAAAAATCGCTTACAACTGGACTATCATAATTAGTACCAAGCTTTATAGCAAGACTTGAGTTTATCTTAATTCTTGGTATTTCAAGTATAGCAGTTGTAGGTTCTCCACTAAAGAAATCTTTTGTAGTAACTTTAGCAGTTAAATTCAAGAATCCATTGAATAATCTGTTACCAATATCGAGCTATAACATTGGGTCAACATAGTCAAATGTATAATCAACCATTACTTTTCTATGTTCTCCCTTGAAGATGATTCTATTGCCGCAAACATCAAAATTCATTATTCTGTTACCAGTTTCCATATCATAACAGAAAATAAATTTATCATGCTGTGGTGGAAGAGGTTTAAGCGGTAACCATTCTCTTCTTCCCATTGGCATTTGTTCGTTCTCAGGATTGCCCTGAAGCCCCCAAACACCATCAACATGATTTGGAATGAATTTAACATCTACGAACCAAATCCTATCTCCTTCAATAATGTCAAGCTATTCTTTAAAAGAAACAGATTTAGCATCCTTTTTATTCAACTTAGAGTTACTTAGAACAGCCCACGTACTTGGAGATAATATACCATGAGTAATTGCAAAAGTAGCTTCTTTGTCTACTTCCCAATCAATCAATAGATTATTATTATAACCGCCGCGAGCCTGCTTATGAGATTTATTCTCTTGGACTTGAGCGATATCTGCGCGTTCAAAACTAAGTATAGTTTCATTTATATCATACTTTCGTCCACCTAATTCTAATGGCTGACAAAGACGAACGTTAATATCATACATCTCTTTCATACCAACAAGGTTGTTATCCATAAGCTGACACCTCCTCTAATAATCTTCTTTATATAATGTAGATTTTCTTAGAGAGTGCTCTATAAAACAGAAAAGAGCAAGACCGAAAGTCTTGCTCTTGACATTAGTATATTTCCATGTTCTTTCCAACAATTTCTTCGAATACTTGAATTGTAGGAGTATAAGAATGACGCTTATCTTGAGGAACGATTTTAAATCCGCCCTCGTGTGTATCTTCCTCAACATCATACTGTCTCAATTCAATCATTGATTTCTTATCGTTCTTAGGAACTAATACATCAACGTCAATAGAGAATGTTGAAGGATTTCCTGCCGCCTAAAGCTAAATCTTTGTGGAAGCAGATATCGCTGCGCGATTGATAAGCAGTTGTAAACGTCTGTCTTTACCTGTTTGTTGTTCACGAACGTATGTCTCACCAACAATTAAGTATTCGCCAGGGAATGTATCTACATCGATTGAGAGGTCTGTACCGATGAATGTAATATCATTTACGTCTTCATCAATTGTGCGTGTACGCTTGTAGTAAACTGTTCCTTGCTTAAGATTGATGAAGTCTCTCTTAATTACATTAAAGTATACAAGATAACAGTTCTTTTTCTTTTCATATATGTCGCCGCCAGAAAGAACATCATCACCATCTTTGATAAGTGTGAAGTCTTCTGGAATTGTAATTTCATTACCGTACTGGTCAGTTACAGTATTGACGACGTAGTCATCATGAGTTAAGTTTTCAACCCATTCTTCGTCGTATTGATTCTGTAAATATGACTTAATAGCGGCTAAATAATCGACCTTTGTAGGAGCTGTAACTTTCCAAATTCTTACACATTTCTGAGAAAGAATTTTATCATCAAGAATCTTCTCCATCATAAATGGTAGCATTGTCTTTGCATCATAGAAAACTGTGAAGTTTGACATATCGTTGCGATATAGTTTCTTTACACTTTGCATCTGTTCTACAAGGTCTATCTGCAAACCTTTTCTATCTTTAACAACACATTTCTCAAATCTGTCAATGTGTTGTGCTTCATAAAGGTCATTCTCAAAGTGACCAGTCTTACTAAAATCAGTAATTTCTTCAGCAATCAAATCAATGACTTCTTGCGGCATAGCATTGTGTGTTTTACCATTTATGTCACACCAACACAAGTCACCAAGTGCTTGTTCAAGATAGTTAGGGAAAATGTAGTAAAGGATGTGGTTGAGGAAGAACTCATTACCAATATGGAAGGTAGGATTGAATCCACCATCGAGCGTACTGTCCTTATTATAACCTGTAAATAAATCCTTTAAAATTTCAATGGTAGAAGTAACTTCTTCTCCCTCTCTATGCTGAATATTATCTGCACTAATGTAACACCATACACACTTAAATCCTTCAGGTCTTTTCTCCAATGAGAAGTTAATCTGAATTATAATATCTGTTGTGTCGTGATGCTGAAGACTTTCTTTTCTTTCAGTATCGTAAGGCTGTTCTTCTTTATTTCTGAAGGTAACTACTACATCTCTCCAGCCGCCCCATCTCTGACCAAAATCAAGTTCATGAACTTCTCTTGCTTCGTCAAGCTCAATAACTCTATCCCGTTCTTTAATGACAATAGAAACACCCTCATACTTACTTGTATTATAATCAAAGTAAGGAGCAATATTTCTTGAGTGAGGACTCTTTTGAGTTCTGCGAGTATATGCGTCTTTCAAGAGCCAACGATTTTCTGCAACCATTGCATCAACAGGTTCATCTTGTCCTTCTGAATCGTAAAGATATTTAGAAGTGTGATTGTCGTAGCCCTCCAGTCTATTTGTTGCAATATCTTGTGTATAACCTGTGCGTGGGTCAAAACCCGCTTTCTATGCACATCTATATACAATCTCCCATTCTGCATCTGTTAACTCAGGAGATGGAAACGCCTTTACGGAATAATGCTTTTGACCGTACTTATTGGCTACGTTAAGTTTTGCAATGGCAGATGTCCATGGGGACATCTTAGCCATTACTCTACCATTCATAAATGTGTTTAAAGACATTTGTGAGAACAAAGCATCTTCCAATTTAAGTTTAAGGTCTTTTCCAAAATTCCAAGACAAAATTTTTCCATTACCTTTACCACCATTAGCTGGTACAACAGTAACGCTCTTATCTAAGGAAGTAACCTTTAATGTATCAAAATACAGAACTGGTACATAGAATTCCTCGTCGCCAACTCTGGTAATAGAATAAAATACTACATCAGCTACTTCTCTTATTCCATACTATTTAAATATATTCATTCAGTATCACTTCCTTCAATAGTAGCTGTGTATTCATCAGGTGAAAGAATCTTATCATATGTTCTTTCATCTCTGAGAGTCTCGTCAATAGAATACAAGTCAATCTTACCAACAAGTCTTGCGGCAACGCCGGATTTTTCTTTCTCGTCGGTAGGAGTTTCGTTATAATCTTCTGTCTTATAGAAACCAATTTCACTATTCTGATTTTCACCGTCAATGACCACACTATCGTCTGCAAGCATAACTTCTGCAAAGTCTCTTGGAGTATGAGCAAGAATATCAAGTTCAAGCTGTGGCTCGATATCTCCTACGTATGGCTCTGGGTCTGGTTCTGGATGTGGAGAAATAAATTGGCCTATCTGTGACTCTTCTGCACCACATGGACATGGATTTTCAATCAAGTCATAAGCGGTTAATTTCATCATTACACCGTCATTGCGGCGAAGAGCTGTAAGTTTCATATCAAAGATTGTAGGTTCACCTGTTGCGGCAAGAGAAAGTTTATTAGTAGAATGAAGTTTACAAAGAGGAATCTCAAACTGATATCTTTGGTCTTCTCCATATCTATCTCTAATATATGTCTCACCAACAAGTCTATAAGTGCCCGGATAGTGAATTGGGTCGATAATAAGTTGCTTACCAAGAGAACTATTTTCTTTTGCTCTTTCTCTTGTCCACTTCAAATACTTTTCTCCTTTCTGAATTATTCTAAAATTACCAGTTAAACGCTATCCATTCTGTCGATAGAATTCATAGCTATTTGATAGGAATGGCTGCATTGTTTTTGGGTCGATAAATACAGTTAAAGGAGTTTCAGAATATTTTTCCATATATCTGTATTGACTATGTTTAGTGTTTTCATCAGTATCAACAGCAAACATTCTATTTGCAATGTGTCTCTCCATTCTATCAAGAATGAAAACATCTTCGAGTGCAGTATCAATATGATAAATAGCATCCTATGGAGGACGAATATTTGTATTATACTCAACACCAACATTAGCAAAGTAACGATAAGGTAAATATTTATTAGCTTCAATAGCGTCAATCTCAAGAGGACTAACAAGCTGACTATAAAGCTAATCTTTTGCGCATCCTTTGCGGTAACCATCTATATACAGGTTCTGAGTCAAGAAGCATACTTCAGGATTGTTTTCATCATCAATATCATATTCTTCTCCATGCCAAGCCGCAATAGTAGCATTGGCAACTGGCTCGAACTCATTCCATTTATTATTTGGATTAGCTATATTTTCTCTAATCCACTCAAAAACTTCCCTTCCATATTGATAGTAAATTGCAAAATATTTATTATCGTAATGAGCTGGCTCTTCATCAACTGGTGGAGTGTAGTAAGGAGTTTTCCACCAAGTCTCAGGGTCTTTTGTAGGACCTTTACCATTAAAGAAATACCACTTCTATGTTTGCTCACGGTAGAAAAGAATTAAGCTCTCAAAACTAACTCTCTTCTTGCAATCCTTAGAAGTGATGAATCCTGATATCATCCAACAAAAAATAGACGTTCCACCTACATATCCCGCGGCATCCTTGTTTTTCTTACGCTGGATACCCTCATACACAGACCATCTGTCTGGAATGATAAGGAAATCAGAGAATTTTTCTGCTGTAAGGATTGCCGTTCTCAACTATGTATCTGGAACGTTATTATCAGTATTTCTGTCAAAGAAATGACGTAAATATAACTGTAATCCTTTAGCTTCCAACTTACCCGCCCAGTTCATACTACTTGAGGCAGGAGTAAATAATGCGTCCTAAAGAGTTACGGTAATATCTTTTCCATAATCCCAAGTAATGAGTTTCGGATTTCCTATTCCTCCTTGTGCAGATGTAGACTATGTAGATTCCTCTACAGTGGACACCTTTAAGGTGTCCATGTAGAGAACTGGGACATAGATTTCATTGTCATTTTCATCGAGCTCAATGGCGTAGAGACATACATCTGCAACTTCTCTAATACCATATTGCTTGAAAATATTCATCTATCATCCCTCCTATGTTATTTTGCAGAGATTCTTGTTGAACCGTCCTTTGGAACCATTGTTCCTGAGCATCCCTGCTTCATTTCCTTTTCAACTTCATAGAAGGTAATTTCCATTGGAATTCCGTTCTGTGGTGTAGCAACTTCAACATCAAGATTGAATGTTGTTGGGTCGCCGTCAGCCTGAAGTGTAAGTGTCTGGTCAGACTTAATCTTACAAAGTGGAAGACTAATCTGAACTCTCTGGTCTTCACCAGTATCACGTGAACGAATGTATGTTTCACCGACAATCTTGTACATGCCTGGGAATACACCCTGTTCTACAAAAATCTTCTGAGCCTTAAGAGGATTCTGCTTTGTGCTCAATGTAAGAGACTTCTTGTAGTAAGGCTCGCCCTGGTGGAACCAATAGTCGTCGTCATAAGGAGTCATTGTCTTAGGATTGATATAAGCCCAGATTGCGCGGCTAAGATTTGACTTCTTGCAGCATGGTGTGCAAGCAGCGTTAGCAACCGCAACTGAATCTACAAGGTCATATTCCTTACCTGTTACATCGTCAACTGAACCATAAGTTCCTTCCTTACCAGATGCATAAGCAACTTTAATCCAAAGCTTATTATCGCCATCAATACGATAATAATATGTAGAAGTTATTTCAGTAGAGATACTTGAAACACTATTTGTAGTAACTGCTGCAAGTGCATCAGAGAAACCTGAAGCTGATACAAAATTTTCAAAAGCTGCAGTTGCATACCAATTATTTATATCAAAACTATCATTTTCAACAATCTCAGGAATTGCATCAAGAACAGCCTGCGCAGAAGTACCATAAGTCTCATCTGATGTATCAAGATTTGCGATAAGTATAACATTATCTGATTCGAAAGGTCTCTTAGTATCATCAAGTCCGCCCTCAATATCCTTAGGACCAATATCGAAGATGTTATCTTCATACTTTGTGATAAGGTAGTAAGAAAGAGCGTTGATGCTATCAAATCTAAGCCACATTTCCATGTTTCTGAACTGGTCAGTGTTAATCTGAGGAATCTCAACCCATGCATCATCAGGAGTTGCATGACCCTCTTCAACCTGTCTCTCAAGGTCCCAATCAACATCAGGAGTACCAAGATATGCTCTTACAGAACCGTCAAGGCACATACGAAGCTTGAGGTATGGATATGTCTCGTAATCATCGAGCATTTTAAGTGCAACTGCATCCTCAGTTGTTGCAGCACAGTTGTCATAAACTAGCTTACCCTCTGCCTGTGCGTGATAAATAATCTTTGCTACAGGAGGTTCGTCACTGTACTCGTCATAACCTCTAAGGTAGATAATCTCATACTTAAACAACTCAGAAGGCTGGTTAATACCAACAGTCTGGCGGCGTTTAATTGGATATGATTTACCATAGATTGAGTAGAATCTATCTGGAACCATAGCGATAGATTTTACAGCTGTTTCAATTTCAAGGTTCCATTTATAAGGCTTGCCATCAACGTAGCCAAAGCCCTTTACATTAACACCATCAAGAATAGATGAACGCTGTAAGTAAACAGGGTCGCCATGCTGGTCAGGAAGAATATCTTCTGTAGCATCACGAGGAAGGAGATTACTGATTACTGCATTGACAGTATCATTTCTTGGATAGAAAGCTTTCTCCATACGAGAGATTCTTTCCATGCCGCAATCCATTGACTGTAAACCAGTCTTGTGCTGAATATGAGCATCCTTCCAATCAGCGCTCAAAATACCGCCCCAGCATAAACCGAGTGAAGCAGGTGTACAAAGAGCATCTTCAAGTGTTAAGTTAATTGTCTTTCCATAATCCCAAGAGATAAGTCTTGAATTTCCAAGACCACCCTGAGCCCAGGTATTTTCAGCAGTCTTTTCAACTGTTGTAACCTTTAAAGTATCAAGGTAAAGTGCAGGAACGTAATAAACGTCGCCAGAGCCATCTTCCTTTTTGTGAATACTGTAAATAGTTACATCAGCAACTTCTTTAATACCATACTGGTCAAAAATATTCACTATCTATTCACCTCACAATCTTATAGTAGAAAGTGCGCCAACCATTACTGATTGGCGCACCAATTGCATCAATACTCTGTTGCGCCGATTACCAATTCCTCATCTTCTCCACCGCTTACTTTATACATTTCAGCATCGTCAAGGAGGTTGAGGTTCTCAGTATCCTTAACCATTGTAGAGCCGTCATTCTCTTCATCGTTATCAACAACATCGAACTGAACAAACTTCATCATTACGCCGTTGTCTGGACGAAGAACATCCATTGTGAAACTGAATACTACAGGGTCGCCATCTGCCTCAAGGGTAATTGATGTGCTTTCTGCGCTCATCTTAGCTTCTGGAATGATGAACTGGAATCTCTGGTCTTCGCCAGTAGCCTTATCTCTTACAAGTGTCTCACCGACTACTCTGTAAGTGCCAGGGAACTTATCAGCAGAGATTTCAATTGTGTTACCAATACTGTTGCCATCATATGCAACAGAACGAGTAAACTTATAAAGTACTTCGCCTTCGGCAATTGGTGTACCATCCTGGAATGGTTCCATTGTCTTAGGGTCATAGTAAACTGCCTGAGCAGTAACGTTTCCTTCAGAAGGGGTGCCTTCACGGTTGCCAGCAGGAATAATGAAGTTACGCTTAGCTGTAATCTTCTCCATTCTGTCAATCATTGTTGTATCCTTTACGCCGTTCTTGAGGTCACCATGCTCGCCAGCCCAAATAGCTGCCATTGAAGCAGGTGTGTAAAGAGCATCTTCGATTGAAAGAGTGATTTCCTTACCGTAGTCCCAAGTGATAAGCTTAGCATTACCACGACCACCAGTTGCATCAGTCTTTTCAGATGCCTGCTCAAGAGTAGAAACCTTAAGAGTATCAAGGAAGAGAACAGGAATGTAACGAAGAACGTTCTTCTTTGTTCTACGAATCTTGATTGAACCAACTGTGCAAGTTGCATCGAATGTTTCGTCGCAAACTGTAATATCTACTGTGTGGATAAGACCGTTCTTAACGATTCTCTCTGCCTGCTTGTCAGTGATGTAACCATTATCGTTAATCATCCAAGCTACCTTTTCAACGTTCTTTGTGTAGTGTCTGTTTACTACGAATACAAGTCCGTATGTACCGATAACTACAAGTGCAAGGAATACAGTACCTGCAAATACCTTATCCTGGTAGTAAAGTCTGTTGCCCTTCTTGTCATAAAACTCGAAGATGCCTTCCTTATCGCCAGCAAGTGCACGAGCGTTGATGTTCTTAAGTAAGTAGATATTAGCACGGTTAGCAAGAACACCGTTGTCTGGGTTTACATAGATTGCTCTATTTGACTCCATCTGAGCAGTTGATGTAACTCTAATCTGTCCAACCTGACCATTAAGGTCTGCAACAGAAAGTGTCTGAATTACGCTGTCAAGATTGTAAAGTGATGAAAGTTTCTTGCCTGTGATAATATCGTTGAGTGCTACACCGTTAAATATGTAATCCTCATACTGAACGCCGCGTCCAACGTCATCAAGAGGAGTTTCAGAAACTGATGCCTTACCAGTTACTTTATAGCCACCGAATACACGAGTGTATTCTGTTTCTACGAAGTCTGCGCTGCCATCAAGAAGCTTCTTCTCTTCCTTAAGAGCGTCAATTGCGTCGTTAATGCTGTAATGAGTATCGTCGCCCCATGTGTTAACAGCATTGTAAATACCGAGGTCTGTACCTCTCTTTGTCTTAGACCAGTCGCCGTAAGTTACAGCCTGATTGAAGAAGCTTACAGTCTGTGTCTTCTTGTCAAGGTAGTAACCAAGCTGCTGAGGAAGGTAATAACCCATCTCGTCTTCTACAAGAAGCTCAGCATAGTCTGTATAAGTAATATCGTAAGCCTTAGCTTCGATAGTGTCTCTCAATTCCTTAATAGTCTCGTCAACCTCTTCAAGGTCGTAAAGGTTCTCAGAAATTCTTCCTGCAAGACCTACAACTACAACTCTTTCCTTACCGTTTGGAGCTGTTGCAAAGTTGTCATCGAATTCGAAGCCGCCGAAAAGCTGATTTGGATTTGCGAACTGGTAACGAGTACCTGCCTTAGTAATAAGGTTCTGGTTCTTAGCAAAAATCATGCAAACCTGCTCAGGGTATGAGAATTCGTGAGTACCAACTGCACAGTCTCTATCCATTGCATAGTGACCAACTGCTTCGCCTTCGCCAAGGTCATATCCACCTGTTGTAATTTCTGATGAAGCTGTAAGTGCAGCTGTGAATGTGATAAGGAACTTGTTATATCCGGAGTCTTCTGTAACTGTAACTGTACCAACAGTTGCTTCAGCAGGAACGCTATCTGTGATAATGCTTGCAAGGTCTTCTGAAACTGCGGCTGTTACTGTATCATCTGCGCTAGTAAGGTCGAAAAGTGCGTTAATCTGTGCTACAGTAAGTGTACCATTCTTTGCTGCTGCGATAATTGCCTGAGTTGCTGTATCAACGACTGTTTCATCAAATGTGAAGACAATGTTACCTGTTACTTCGTCGCCTGCTTCAACAGTTGGGTCAACTGTAACTGTAACTGTGATTATACCTGTGAATATTGCACCTCTGCTTACAACGCTACCGATGTTAGCAGCTGTCATACCTGTGATTGTATAGCCGTTAAGAAGAAGGTCAGCAAGTCTATCTCTGATGTTACGGTTTGTCTGGCTTTCAACAAGTGAAAGAACAGTAATATTTGGAGCATCGAAAAGATTTGGGATACCGTCAGCATCTTCATCATCAGTAAGGAAAACATTAATGTTTGTAAGAGCTTCGTCTGTGATAACGTCACCATTAGTAAATGGCCCTGTACCAGCAACAGCTCCAGTATCATTAAAGAGGGCTGAACCCTTAACCTCGATTACATCGTCACAGTCATAGTTAAAATGAGTAAGAACATCTGCATCCTTGAATACATATGCCTCATAGCCATCAGCTACGCCCTTGCCGTCCTCGTCAAGAGGATAAACAGTTTCCTTAGCGAGAGCGCCCTTGAGGATTGAGGAAATTGAGATTTTTCTCTGTGACTCATATGTTTCGTCCTTTCTTTCAATACGGTAAAGAGTTACGTCAGCAACTTCTTTAATGCCATATTTCTCAAAAAGATTCTGTGCCATGTTTGTCATCAACCTCCTTTTTAAATTTAATCATCGGGATTACTTCCCCAATATTTAGCCTTAATTTTCTTAGAATCTGCACCTGCACAAAGCATTTGTATATCCTAAGTCCATTTTTCTCTCAACTGATGTCTCTATATCAATCCATAGAAAGCATAAATTGACTTATTTTTATAATCAATCCCGAATACTTCTGCTATCTCCATTAGGTCTGCTAAATCCTGCGAACCACCTTGTTTCTACTACTACTTACGCTTTACTGCATCGCGTCGCTCTGCCGCTAAACGCATCTTACGAGCGTATGGCGACTCATTTTCAGGCGGCGGCTCAGGAACCTTCTTTCGATTTTGAAGATTGAGAATCGTCTAAAAATCAGTGAATTTTTTTTCAGTGATAAGTCTTTTCTCAGACATAGGACCAATCAAGACTGAGTTGATTTTAGGAAGCAATAATATCTCTTCCTTAATAAAGGTAGCGAAAGCAGCTTGGAGCTCTAAAGAAAAAGCATCACTTATGCTCGCCTACTATAAAAGAAAAGGAAGGGGAGAGAGATTAGTATTTTCATTAACTTGTCCTCCCTTCTCTTCCATTATCTTACGAACGCCATCGGGAGTTAATAACAATAGTGCCAAACGACCGCTATATACATTACTTCCCATTTTTAACATTTCTCCGACAGTAACAGGCTAAACCCAACATACACCCGGAAGCCGTGAAGGGTAGCCGGCATAAGCCTGTTCCTTTATAACTGTCATTTCATTAGCTGAAATCGACAATTCTGAACCTCATCAAGTAGCTTCCTGTTTGGTCAGTTAAAGATGAGATGTCGAAGCCATAATAGCGAATTTCACCGAGACCGTTAATTCTCTTATTCTGAATTGACTTACGAATCTCAGCCATAATCGCAAATGGACGAAGCTAATCACCAGCAATAATCCATTCCTTGTAAGGACAATAAACATATACAAGAAGGGCTATTCCTTCTGCCGCAGAATTTTCATTGGTAACTTCTGAACCAGAGAATACCAATACAACTTTACTTGCTGTAGTTTCATCCTCTGAAGTTGTAAGCGGGACAACTCTTATATTCTTTCCAAAAAGCTCCAATGGGTCAATTGGGTCTTTGTGAAGTATTGGGTTTATTGGGTCTAAATCTGTATTAACCAATAACTTGCACAAACTCTAATTGTCAAGAAGCTTTTTACAAATTTTCATCATATTTGGACCGAGTTCTTGTCCATAATTAACCTTTGAATCTATTTCCATTTTAATCCACTCCTTTTCTCTTATTAAGAGCATTTAAGAAGAAGTTTGTATCTTCTCCAACTAAAATGTCTTGAGAAGTCTTTGGTTCTGGAGCACTTGTCAGATATTCTGCGATGGATACTAATGCTACACCGTCGATACTAATATTATCCTTACCGACTATTTCCCATCCTCTATCCTTGTAATCAAAATACAAGTTCTTCTGTAGGAAGTCCTCGTCTTTAGTAATAAACTTCCTATGGGCTAACGGCTCCCTATATGAAATAGCGCCATAGTGAGTGAATTTGTCTTGAATATAAACTGATGTTTCACTTACGAACTTAGCAGGAATTATTCTGATTGTATCACCATAATTATCAGTATTGTTAATGAATGAATCAAGAAGAATTGCTTCGTATTTCTAATGACCATGAGATAAATCTTCACTAACCATCATTATAATATAAAGCTAATCTAATTCCTTGTCTTTAACTTTCTGATAAGTTCTAATTATATCACCAGTCTTAAATTTTTGAGCAGATGTTGAACAAAGAATATTGGAAAGAATTTCTTCTTGTTTCCACTTGGCAGGTTGGATTGAACAAGGAATTTCAATAGGCTCATCATTGAGATGGAAAGCACAAGATAAATACTTACTCTTAGGTAATTCCAATCTATCAAATTCTTTCTCTTTTCTTGTCTTAACCCTTTCTTGAATTGTTCTTCCATCTTTATTCATACGTTCTAAAAAACATTTCTCAAAGTATCCATTGATTCCTGTATTCATATAACATCAATCCCATCAATCAAATTCATACATTCAAAAATTGTCTTTCTGAAATATTTGTATGAAAGATAGCGACACTTTGAGATTTTTGTAACAAGAACATAATATTCATAACTACGTTCTTCGTTAGTATTTAGGTCAATGAGAATGTTGTCGAGAAACTCTTCCCATGAGCCGTCCTTTTCTTTTTCACAGAGAAGTCCATAAAGACGATTTTTCAAGACTTCTTTGCGCTTACTTACGAAATCTTGATTGTCCACGTCTCGCACCTCCTCCTGCCAAAGAACTATAATTAAAAGTACGATGTTCTGGTGAGCGATAATAATTCGCTTCAAGTTGTCTTGCATCGGCTGTAACCTAATCTTTTAACTTAATAAAGTTGCTCAAAAGGTTTGCTTGCGAGAAATCAGCTTCATCGTACTGAGTCTTAATATTTTCCCAAGAATCAACTGTTCTTTTAAGCCACTCCTGTTTCATGAAAGTTGCGAGCACCTGTATTTCAGCTGGACCCATCTTTTCATCAATGAAACACTGACACCCTTCGTCAATGTCCAGGCGGCAGCGCGGGAATTTGAAATAAGGTATAGCGGAATTAAGGAAGGCTCTCCAGTCAAGGAGAAACCATTCCAAATCTTCCTTAGAGTAGCCATGTGACCAGTCATCTTCATTAACTTTTGATAAAAATGCCTCATAGACATTCATTAAAGTAACCATTCACATCACCTTTATACTGGGCTAAATATGCCCTCCGGTCTTTTCTCTTCTTTACCAGCATTAGCCTTATCAGCTTCAGCTTCAAGTCTCTTTCTTGCAATCATAGCAATTACATCTTTACCAGTTCTTTCCTTGAGGTAATTAACCTTATCATTGTCAATAAGATTATTCTCAACTGCATATTTAACAATTTCATTACACTGTTCAACTGAAATTGTGCTAACTTCCTTCTTAAACTCCTCAACGCTTCTAACCTTAAGAAGTGTAAGAATCTGTTCAGGTGTTAAAACTTTAATATTTGTTGGAACTTTTGCGTCAGGACTTTCCAAACCTAAATCAATCTTAGTCTGCATATCATCAATATAAAGCTGACCAGTCTTAATCATGTACTGGAAACCATTATCCCATAAAAGTTGTTCTACTGCATCATATGGTAACATCTGAACCGCGCCCTTGCCAGGGAAAGTTCTCTTTATGTTATAAGCTGGAGAGAAGACTGTAACTGTCTTAGCGGTTGTATTTCTGAGTCTTACCATTCTTGTTTCCATTATTAAATTCCTCCTTTATTCTCATAAAATTGGGGTAGGTGAGAATTCTCACCCACCCCAGTTAATCAGATATTCTTAATTATCATTTTGAGTATGGTCCAAAGTCATGTGGATTCAATGAGCTTGTACCATAGTTAACAGATGGAAGTGAAGCAAGTGCCTTGTTCTCGTATACGCACCAGTCATTTGTAGTAAGGATAGCTACACCGAATTTCTTGTAGATTTCAATCTCCATCTGTCTATCTCTGTGCTGCCAATCTCTTACATCTGTATCGCCTTCAAATACAACCTTGATAATCTTTTGGTTGCCAGCAGGGAAGACAAATGCATACTGTGGTGGAACCTGATATGTATCGTTGTTCTCATCAACAAATGCCTGAGGAAGCTGAACGATAGGTGTACCACGGAATGATGTGATATATCCTGTTGCTGCGATTGAAGCAATGTCGTTAGGATTGTAAACAGGAGTTGCATAACCAGGCTGGTTACCAGCAACTGGAGGTGCAGGGAGTGCATATGGACCATAAACTGGCATACCAATTGCATCAGGACCCATTTCCTGTACGAACTCTGGAGTTGCAAAGATTACAGCGCTACCGCCACCGTAGTTCTTAGCAATTGTGCAAAGCCTCTGCATCTCATTAGCATCAAATGATGTTGTAGATGCGATGTTTGCTACAGGCATGTCGCTGTTCTGTGTTGCAGCAATAAGTGCCTTAAGAAGCTCTCTGTAAATAGCCTCTTCGAGACCATCAAGAAGGAGCTGAAGTGGCTCAACAAGGTCTTCAGAACCATCGAGCATTCTCTCGAAGTCAACGTAAGCAGCTCCGCCGTAAGCTTTAGCACTTACTTCGAATGTGTCTACGTCAAGTCTGAATGCCTCGTATACACCTGCAAGACCAACTTCGGTTACGAATGTCTTTGCACGTCTACGACCACGCTTAACGATGAATGAAGCCTTCTGACCGTTTAGAACTGACTTAATCTCAGCAAACTGTCCAATGAAGCTTCCAACGTACTGAGGAAGAACTTCGTCGTATGCTTCCTGAATAATCTGGAAGATATCAACCTTGTTTCTCTCGTACTCATACTTATTAGGAGCAAGAGCCTTAAGTTCTGCTCTTAAAGTTTCCTTTACATCCTTTACGCTAAATTCAGTAGCAGGGGAAGTGCCCTTGAACGCATGTATATAAAGGTCACGGATATCATTTTTATTCATTACTTTCTCACCTCTCCTTTAATTACTTAGTGCCGCCGTCAATAATCTGGAACATGAATGAGCATGTTCTGTCGGCATTGTCATAGGCTGCTACTACCTGAGCAAGAACGATATATGTGCTTGGGTCTGTAACGTCAACGTCTTCGCCACCATCGTCACCAATGATTACGAACTCACCGTCTGAACCATCAATAACTGCAGCGTAAAGTGGCTTGTTAGGATTTACGTGAAGATAATTCTTAACCTGAAGCCATACATCATATGAGTTAGCAGCTGTTGTAAATGTTGAGAAATCAATAGAAGGTGCTGCACCGCCATCATAATCAACAGCGTTAGCGATTGAAGCTTCATCGCTCCACTGAACTGCGTTTGTAGTAATTCTCATACCAGCCTCAACATAACCAATTCTTGGGAGCCAATCCTGTGTTGTGAGGAAGAAGTTTCTTCTCTGAGGAGCGAACTGGTTATAAAGTTTTTCACTTGAGTAGTTAATACCTACACGAAGACCTGCATCCTTACCTGCCTGAGTAGGAACCTGAGCAAGGTAGCTGTGCTTGTTAACCATGAGGAATGCACCGTTCTGAGCAACAATCTTGGTTGCATCAGTATACTGAGCCGGTACTGTACCACGACTAAAAATTGTAAGTGGAGCTACCTGAGCATCAGCAAATTCTCTTGGGTCAAGTCTGCTCTGTGCTTCAACCATACCTGCACGGTCGAACCAAACCTGGTTAGGTTCAATCTGACCATAGTTGAGACCCTTAGCACTATTTCCGTTGCGATAAATACCGCGGTCGAACTTAACTAAAGCCATTATCTATTACCTCCTTTATGTTTTAATAAAAGTGAGATTACGCCAGATTCTTTATCTTTCTGGGTATTCTTGAAAATCAAGTCAGGAGTGCCTTCCTTATCTTCTTTTCCAGAGATAATAGAAGAATCAGTATTGTATGCTGCAAAGCATACTTCCTTCTTAAAGTCCTCAACAGAATAGTCATCCATCTTAGCAGTGAAATCTGCTGTCTGCTCCTCACTGAGGTGTGCAGCAAACTCAGCAATAATAGCTGTCTTCTTCTCTGTATCAACTGACTTCTTGAAGTTTTCAAGCTCTGACTTTTCATTATTAAGGTCGCTAATTGAGTTATTTAATCTACTAATTTCAGCATCCTTAGCTCTCATCTGAGATTTGAACTCATCAACCTGCGCCTGAAGAGCGTTATTTGCTTCCTCAAGAGAACTCTTAGACTTGTCGTCATCCTTCTTGTCATCATCGTCCTTCTTGTCGTCATCCTTCGCATCGTCATCCTTTGCGCGTTTGCTCTTCTTATCATCATCGTCCTCGCTATCCTTGTTCTTGTAAGTTTCAAGTTCAGCAAGAGCGTTAGTGAGTTGTGTATTAAGGTCCTCTTTTTCTGCTGTGAATGAAGCAATTTCAGCATCATGAGATGCAAGCTTCGCTTGAATTTCACTGTAAGTGCCTACAGCCTTCATAGCATTAAGAGCAGCCATCTCAGTATCTGTTACATCTACGATATAGCAATCCTCAACTCTGTCAATAGTAACTGTATTAGCTTCGTTATCCTTTGTGTAGTAAGCACGAAGGTACTTGCCGTTTACAGTATCGTATGCAATAGCATAATCATCATAAATATCACATACAATCTTGTAATCATCTGGTGTAGAGTTAAGTGCATCGAAAAGTAAATCGCACTTAGCGCCGTCAGATAATCTAAAGATATTCTTCTCCATCTTTCTGCTCTCCTCCTTTTCTTTAGAATTTTTTAAGTAATCAAACATTTCCTTAGCATCCTTGTAGAGGCTAAAGAATGCAGAACCTTCGAAGCAAGGTTCGACCTCGTCACCGAGTACCTGAAGACCTAGCAGATGTCCTTTTTGGAACTCGAAGTAAGGTTCGCCATCCCCCCTCCAAATCTTCCACTCACCTTCAAGTCCCTTCTTATGAATCTCCATTGACTGAGACTTTCCGGGAATGAGGTTTGCCTCTGGATAGAGAGCGGTGTAGAGATAAACATCTGCACAAGCATACTCTCTTTCAACCCCATCATTATCTACATGCTTCTCCCAAGCAAAGTTCGGGTCCTCAGGAACCACACCATATATGCGTCCATCAGAGTTCTCTTTTCCATGGTCTTCATAATCAAGTCCATCTTTGTCAAAGATTCCCTTAATAGGCGCATATGGTAAAGACTCTATCAATTGTCTTGCAAAGTCTTCCGATATAAAAGTGCGGTTTCTATTAAGTCCCCTATAAAAAATGCGTAACCTGCATTTAGAAAGAGTGGGAGAAAGAGTTTCAACATCATCATAAAGTGTGACGTTGAATCTAAGTAAACTTTCATCAAGCGTCATTATTTATCCTCACCTCCATCACTCTTTTTTTCTGCGGTGCTATCATTTTTCTTTGCCTTGTCATCGGACTGGGACTCTTTTTTCTCTTCCTCGTCTTCGTCCTTTTTAGCAGTAGTAGAATCATTAGAGTTTTGGCTGTCTTTACCAGCCTACGCAGTGATTGCATTAGTCTTACCAGATTGAGTATATGCTGATTGAAGCGGCTTAAGAACTTCATCCAAATCAAGAACTTCATTTTCTAATGCTTTAAGGTCAGCCAAGCTTGTCTGGTCAATACCTGTTGACAGAATTGGTGTCAAGAAGCTGTAACCAAATGCCGCAAGGTCCTTAGCCTTAGAAGTATACTCGTAGCTATTGTAGAAGCTAACTGGTAATACTAATAGTCTGAACGATAACTTTCTGTTACCGAATTTATTATTTAACAAGGCAGTAAAGAAATGAGCAAAACTGTCGCCAAGAACCATCATCATAGACAAGTCATTGTTCAATGAGAACGTAATACCTGCGTCTGTTGAGGCACTAAAGAGCTCTTTCGATACGCCCGCAGAATCATAAATAAGCTATTGAGCTTGGTTAACATCAGTTGTTTCCTGAGCGTTACCGCTAAGGTTAAGTAACTGAACTTTACCATAAGAAGTTACAACGTCTGCATCAGGATTATCTGCAAGCATTTCAAGTACACCCTCATGCATTTCAGCGGCTTCTTCAGGCTCAAATACAAGTTGCATTCCGTCATGCGGAATTTCTTGTGTAATAATACGTTTCAATGCTAATTGTTTTCTATCCTTATCAATTGCTTTGTAATCCTCTAAATCGTCGATAAGAGGAATCAAATCAAGAAAGAATGGACTTTCGTCAAACAATGTAAAATAGATACCAAGCTCAGCTGGTAAGAAAATCCAAGGGTCATTACCATTCTTATATGAGCGGTAACCTTTCTGAACACACTTTGGATAGGTTTTGAGAATTTGCTTTCTTAATTCTTCATCACGAATTGTGTCGAAGAAACGCATATCAAATTCAACAATATCTACGTCTTGGTGGTTCTTAAATCGGCTACGACAATACTGGAAAGGTAAGTCTTGAACTGCTATATCTGGACCACCATCATGAATAATTCCATAATAGCCGCCATCCACAAGAACATTCTTTGCAAACCAAGCACACTTTCTTTCAATACCGAAGCTTGAGCAGAAGTCTGCGGCATCAAAGTAAACCTTCTTGTTTTGTTTAGCACCAAGCTTCTCAGTATACTTTTTCATGTGAGGGACCAAAATCCAGGAATAAGTAAGAAAAGTAGCATAGTGGAGAATTATTCTTTTGTAAACACCGCTTACTAAGAAGAAATACTCTGAAAGCAATGATTTTTCAACAGAGTTACCATTTGTGATAATACGATGAATTTCTTCCTTTGAGTAATCACGTCTAATTGCGTTCTGTGTAGGTTCACGGCTATTAGACTTTACCAAGGCGGCTCTGCTCTTAGCTATCATTGACTCGATTTCCTTTTTAAAGGTATCGACTCTCTGTTCTCTGAGTTTTCTCTACTCTTCGAATGTTAACTTAACTTCCCTAATCTCTTCACTCACTTTCTTCCACCTCCCCTACTACAGAATGTCAACTGTCTCGTAAGACCACGATTACGGCGGCGAGTCAGTTGCTAATTTTCAATCTACACTATACGATAAACTCCCATTTCCAAAGCGGAGAATTTATCCTTCAATGTTCTCTAGTTAATCTATTCAACAGCAATTTGGTTATTAACACCAGTTTGCTTAATCTTCAAGTTCATAATTTCATTTATTAAGCTTGAAGTCAAAATATGCGGCATTAAACGTGCATTCTGCGTTTCAGGACTCATTCTCTAACCTTTACGAGTTGAAAGAAGTTTTGTTCTTGCTGACTGTTCAGAAATCAAGAACTTCATATGACCTGAATAAATCTTTGAATAAAGTGCAGAGTGCATATCGCTGTTAATCTGTCCATTAGCTTTCAAACCAAAAAGAATTTTGGTCGCATTACGAGGCTGAACTGTAAGATACTTAGATTCTTCATTAAAGAAACCATAAGCTGGACGAGTAACCTAATATTCTTCATCCCATGCTTCCTTAATCATGTTGTCAGCAAAGGCAACACCAAGACCATTGATATCTATTACAACCTCACGAGGATTGAACTTTTCAATTAAACGCTTAAGTTCAATTACCTAACGGTCAAATACTTTCTCTTCTATCGTTTTACCAAGAACATATATATTAACAAGATTTATCTTATATCCATCACTATTGTTAGGAAATACTTTTAGGATTGTAGCAACAGTCTGACAACCAATTCGTGCTACATCCACACTGATAATGTAGAAAGATTCGATACCCTCTCTAAGTTTTTCTGATGTTTCCGGATTGACGATACGTCTTGCACGATTTAACTTTTCGTAATCAAACCAAGCGTCTGCTGAGCCGCCGACAAACCTCGACATATACTCCTTAGCAAAACCAAGTTCATTGAAAGTAGGAGACATCTTCAACTCAGTAAGGTAGTCCTTAGAAAGTAGTCCAGTAAGAACTGGAATTCTATAATCAAACAATATTGTTTCATGCGTTCGCAAAACGCACTCCTTTTTGGCACATACTTTCATATGTGTTCAGACTATATCATATCATAAAAATTTCCAAAGATAGCCGCCATAGCTTCTGATTTTTCCTCGTGCGCAATCACCAATACGAGCTCTTGGAAAATGAGTAAGCTAAGATGCTTCAGTTATTGAATTATAACTTTCAAGCAAAGCTCCGTCAGTGCTGTATCTTCCCACAGCTTTGGTATGTCGAGTATCTTTTTCAATGATTTCAAAAGTATTATCATTTTTATAATTCCAAAAATATCCACAAGTAAGAACCTTTTTTTCAGCAAGAGCGCAATCTGCAATTGCATTGACACTGAATCCACTTAATTTCGCTGCGGAATTTAAACTTTCATACATACAAACAAAATTTTTATTTTTGTCAAAACAATAAACTTCTTTTCTCTATTTATTTAAATCAGTGTAAACTGCATGCCTATTATTTTCTGCTCTTGTTACCCATTCTAAGTTATTCACATTATTATTAAGTTTATTTCCGTCAATATGATTTACACAATTTTTATTTGGGTCATTATTAGGTATATAAGTTTCTGCGACCATTCTATGCGCATATAGAGTTTTTTTTACTCCATTAAAACTAAAGTTATAAATTCTATATCCGGTTAAACTAATATTTCCTTTTGGGTATTTTTTTGTTTTAGAATTATACAAAATTCCGTCTTCTGAAATCTAATAATGTGTTACCTAACCATCGTATATATACGAACGCATAATAACTCCTCCTTTATGATTTTCCTCTTTTCCCTTATCATTAGCTTATAAGGTACTTTAGTCGTTGAACCTTCCGCTTATGCGGCTTGGCTGCTGATTGCCCTCGACTTTACGTTAGGGTTTTCCAGCAATTTAAGAAATTTTACTGGGGCAATGATTAAGAGTTCACCCCATACAAATGTTTCTTTTGGATTGATAATCTATTGTTCAAACAATTCGATTGTTTTATCGTAGCAGAAAGTATTCTTTTCTGAGGCAGAAGTAATCCACAGCTGTACTTGCTGTGGTTCTTGCTCATTCAAATCTCCATTAACCATTGGTCGGTCAACGTTAAGAAGTGGCAAAATAATTTCGTTAATATCATCAGCCAAATGGTCACGGAACTCGTCAAGAATACCACATGTTGCACGGTTACCACGAGTCGAGTTAAGCGGCGTCATGACGTCGAAAAGTGAACCATTCTTAAAAGTTAATCT